TTATATAAACTTCCTCAAAGCCCTTGATAACAAAAAGCAACATCTCTATTTTATGAACCACAAGCGCATTTTCAACTGGTCTGTTAATATAATGCACATAATTCTCAGTCTTAAAAGACTCTACCCAAGTGAGATCCACCCCTGTTTTTTTTATACACTCTGTATCAGTCTTGCCCTGAAATATCGGATCCTTTTTATAGGCGCTCTCTGACGCAACCACACCGCCACACCAAAAAATAGAAACAAGGATACAGGCACACAGCCTTTTCATCTTATAAATTCCCCACTCCTCCCTCCCCTAATCAAAGGAGTAGGGCGTGAACCTCGGTTCGTTGGTCTAGGATCACCTTTTCTATACCGGTTTTTACCCCGATGAATTTGTACATCTAAGGGGAGTCTTATTTCTTCTCAAATGGTTTTTGTATCAACTTCATTACGCCAGTACCGCCCAATATAGACATACGCCAGGCATCAGGTGTCCATGCCCCATCACTCAGCCATATTGCGACCTGCCATTCTGTTACTATACAAAGAGTTACAAGAAGCAGTACCATTCTGGTCATACTTAACTGACCGTTTTCATCTTGAAAAATACTCATTATATTCATAATTCTCCTCTTCAAAAGCATCTAGGGAATATCGTGGTGATACACGGTATTGCATACCACCACGAAAGCCTATGAAAAATCAAACCGTTAAAGCTATTGCAGTAACAATAACCACAATATTCCGAAGGAGAAGGCGTATACCCTCCCCAATATAAAACAATTCACAAGCAACACCACGCTATATAGTAGCAACTGGGAACGTGCCCTTCGAGGTCTGTCTCTCAAAGATAATTCCGGCTGTAACATTACCAGCAGTATATGTACCGCTGATGGTGTATTCAAGCCTTGAATACCTTTCCATCGCATCCGGCACAAACTGAATGGTAAAGTTGTATCCCTGTACCAAAGTGGCAGTAACAATAGTTTGAGTAGAGCCAACGGTAGACAATGAGCTAAATGATGTATTATCATCAGTTTCAAGGTCAATAGTCACATTGGTTCCACCGGCAAACGTAGTCGTTACCTGAATCAGTATCAACATCGGATTACCTGGACCTCTATTGGCTACTCCCAAATCCAACACATTCGTTGAATCTGCAGTCGTGGTTAATGCCTGATCGTCTGAATATAAATTCTCTTTATCAAGAATCATAATTATTCTCCCTAAGTTCTAAGGATTAATACTAATAAAATAACCCTTATGATTCCCATAAGGTTGTCATAAGGTTAAAACTATGTTACCTGTGATTCTGTCTGGAGTAAACCGTCTACCCTCTTGATTGGTATGCCCTGGAAGTGCATCACACGGCTGTTACCACCAAAAGTGTCGTAAGTCAAGTTTACATTCGCTTTTGCAACTGCCTTCTTCGTCAATGCTGTATATACCACACGGTCACAGTACCAAACAAGTGTTCCACCACTAAGGTTCTGCATCTTGGCGTGCATAGCGTCAATCATATCGTTGATAAGGTCTGCAGACGAATCTGAGCCACTACCAATAGTAAGCAGGGCGCTTACGTCAATATTTGCGATTCTTACAACGTGCCTCCAATCCCTAACCGAAAGACCGACTTTCCATAAGTAACGAGTCTGATAAACCACTCGCTTACCACCACTAGAGTCTGTTTCGGTCTGGACACCCATATCATCATGCTGTAAACCAGCAGTAGTGCCTTTTGGAAAGAATGCGTGTGTGTGGTTCTCAGACCATTTGATTAGCCACATTGAAGCATTGTCTGAACCGGAACCTCCGGCATCAATAATCTGCCCCCCATTACTAGCGGATGTGTCACCAAATCTAGGTGCAAGTCCCATGAATTCTTCCGGATCAGTATCCGTGTTGCCATAAAATAGAGTCTGGACAAATTCGTGATTCATAGCTTGGAAAAAAGCCATATCCTCAGAAAGTCTCAAACCAGCAACGTCACCCCCTAAATCACCCAAGTCTTTATCAAGAATTGAGAATGCTTCTAAGATACCTGCGGTATCGTCAACCTGTACGGTTGTTGATTTAGATGGTGTGGTGTAGCCATACAGCTTTCTCCATGTTGTCGATGGAAGACCACTACGCATTGTGGTTCTATGACCGGTCTGCGTGTTACCTTCAATAACAACCATGTCCTGCATGACTTCGTTTGTCTCTGCCAACAACTCGATTATCGTAGCGATTTTTTCGCCATTTGGATCGAGTCTTTTGACTTTATCTGCAATATTCAGATAAGTCGTTCCGACTGTTGCCATAACAAATCCTCCCCATACATACAAACAAAAAAATAAAATACTACTATACTTTATCCACACTCGGATAAAGCACATCCTTAGCGTCTTTCTCTGAGGTGTCTTTTCCTACTCCACCAACCCTGAAAGAATCTTCGCTTATTGATTTTCCTATTCTATAAAATGCCTTAACGATTGCTGGGTGATTGCCGTATCCTGTTTCATTGAGAATTTCACCAAGACCATCAACCTTTAACCCCTCCATGCCCTTCTTGGCAATAGCCAGATTCGCTGGAAGTTTATCTCCAGTATCGCCAATCATTTCTTTATCTGCTTTAACAGTATCAATCCAAGCTGACATTTGTGCCTGGTATGCCTCTGTCTGTTTGGTATATAATTTCGTCTGTAAATTTACCAATGCCTGTCCTCTTTCCTTGGCAGTCATATCTTTATCATTGGCAATAGTAAGGAATTCATTCTGAATATCTTGGTCTACAGTAACACCTTCAGGGAATTTAAGGTCTTCGACAGTAAGCATTTCTGTTTCAGCTTCTTTGCCTTCTTCCTTTTTTTCTTCCTTATCTTCTTTTTCTTCCCCTTTGTCTTCCTCAGCCTTAATTTCTTCTTCCGGCTTTTCAGGTTCCCCTTCTTCTCCTTCTTTAGCCTCGCTGTCCTCTCCCCTGGCTTCGTCTTTATTTTCCTCACTCGGATACAGAGCTTTCTTTGCAGCTTCCGGATCTACTGTTTTATCTTCGGAACCTTCCTCAACACCTTTATCCTCAGCACCCTCTTCTTCCCCACCATCAGTAAGGGTTTCAAATTCTTCTTCACGAACCATTTTACTTTTCATCGTTTTCCTCCTGATATTTGTGTTCCGCAAACATCAACTCATGTTTTTTCGGACACACGGTTAAAATTTTATGTAACAATCTCAGCCCTGCTGACTGATTTCCGGCATTTCTGGCATGAATGTATGGATCAGAGTCGAACCCATCTCTATAAACCCCACATTCAGATAATATAACCCATACAAAATGCCTCCCACCTTTAGTATCCATTACCTCTAATACCGATGCGTTATCTTTAAGAGCTTCTGCCTTGAGCAACACATCCTGCTTTTTTATATTTTTATCTTCGCCTTCTATGCCTATATTATCTTTCATATTAAGCTGGCGTTACCCCTGCAAGCTGTTCAAGCATATTACCGGTGCCAACAGGTGCGTTTGCAAGGTCTTTGGCTGCCCCTGCTGCAGCGACACCCGACTCAAGAGCTATCTGACCTTGCTTCATCTGTTGCTTTATTTTCCTTATTTCAGCAACATCTTCATCAGATCTTATAATATTTGTAGGCACATCAAGTATTTCGCTGGCTTCATCTGTTGCCTGGTCGAAATCAAACTTATCAATAACGTCAGGATTAAACTGCGCCCATAACCCTATAAGACCACTTAATCGCTCCATATTGCTTATTGCTGCTACCTTCTGAGCCTTAGCAAGGGAAGATACATATTCTATCTTTAAGTCTTGGTCAGCAAGGTCTTCAGGTGGCTCCGGAAGAACACCTGCCTCTTGAGCGATGAAAAATACCCTGTCTATGAGAGGATTAAGGAAATCTTCATTGAGACTTTCCAGCACAGGTCCCAACATAAGAAGCCTTTCCTTGTCAATCTGGAACGCAACCTCAGCCTTCATATCCTGTGGTCTATTATTCGCCTGTATAGCAAGGAACATATTAACAAAAAAAGCGTCTTTTATACGCTCTTCTATCTGTAAATTATCCTGTATAATGTCTTGAAGGGGGATGCGGACATCATACATCGGTTTAATACCCTGAGAGCCACTAAAGCTACTGACAAATGTAACGCCACCAGGCACATTCATAATCCGTTGATTTTTGAGGTCAGCCGGTGCTTGTAATGGTGGATTAAGGTTTCTGTCAAGCCCTGCTGCCTTCCTGAATGTTCCTGCCTGTAACTGTTTAGCATCGCCAAGAGCTATTAGTCCTGGCTGGTCGGTACCGTATGGATCTGAAGCATTAACGGACCAACGAGAAACGACATAAGGAAATGTATCAAAGCCTGATACAGCCAAAAAGCCTTCGTCAGCCCTGCTGCCCTCCTCATAATAAACGCTTCTATATGTCTTATTTTCTGCATCAATCATATCCGGAATACGTTCATCATTCGGTTCAACGGCATGAATTACCTTAATTTTATCATCAGGTTTCGTATTAGCCTTTGTAATTGTTTCATGTGAAACATTTTCTTTGCCAAATTCTTCAATTAACTGAACAGGAGTTTTCCATATCCTTCTATAGAGAACATCAACAACCCCTCTTGAATTAGTGGCTATCCAGTATTCCCCAACCGTATATGTGTCAAACCGTACAATATCCTCAAAGTCAGCCTTAATAGACATGGGAGCCGTGCCAAACACTCCCAATTCATAATATGATACGGCAGCCATCGGATAAAAGTTTGACTTATTAAATATTTGATATAACCTTTCCTCAACTCCTCGTAAATATGCCCTTACATCATCACGCTCCATAAGACCACGATCTGACATAGCCAACCGGAACCAAGGACGAGAGGAGCTTGTTACCCCTGCCTTCATTCCAGCGCCAAATGTTCGGGCAGAGAGAGTGGGTATTCCATTGTATATTTTAAGATCCTTTCGCTTACCCCTATTCCCTTCATCTTCAAGAAAATTACCACGATTAGGAGCTATATAGTCTCTCAGGTCTTTTAAGGGACCTTCGTGTGGAATCCTGATATTTTTCATATCAGCAAGCCTTGTGTCAAATTTCTTTCTTAAATCTAAACGTGGCATAGCTTATCCTAATAAAGTTTTTTTAGTTGTATTGGCAGAATCACTTAAACCGGCATTACCGGTTAATAGGGTGCCACCCCTGCTTTCCCCTAAATTCTTTCTTTTTTTCCCTTCCTGTGTGGCATCAGCCACCGTAGGATCACCAACTCCAAGCCTTGCCCTTGCTCCCCTAGCAACCGAATTTTGTATAGGTGGAAGACGGTTTGCAGATGTCCCTGTAAATTTAAAATCACCTGAAAGGAACCCACGCCCTCCGTCAGTATGAGCGCCTGTATTCGTAAGAAACTCATTCTTAAATTCTGCTGCTTTGTCTGGATCACTTCTTCCCAACTGTTCAAATATAATAGATGCTGCCTCTGCACCCATTTTTGCATTTCCAAGAAATATTCCACCACCAACCTGCGGATTGCCAGTTAAGCCTTGTGATAGTTCTTTCCCTGTCCTAAAGTCTAAATCGAGGAATCCCCTTGGATTTCCCCTCGTAATAGGGTAATTAGTCTGCTGAACAAATCTTGTTGGTCCTAAATGAAAGGGTAATTGCCCTGAAATATCAGCAAGTAACTCTCCTTCGCTAATAGCAACATCAAACCTGCTTCTATTAAAACTATTCTTTGCTCCTGCGTCTGCAGCAAAGATACCAGCTCTTGCTCTACGATTTCTTCCACCCGACATATATCTATCCTAATAAAGTTTTCTTCT